CGACCTTGTAGGCGACCTGCCGGGACCAGGGCACCGTCTTGTTGGTGATGTCGTAGCCCTCCCAGTCGAGGACAAGGACGTCGCCGGGCTGGGGTGCGGCGTGCTGGAGGAAGTAGTCGCACTCCGCCGCCGGGTCGCTGGCCATGTGCGGGTAGTGGTAGTGGCCCACCACCAGCCCGGCCGCCCGCGCGTGCGCGACCTGCGCCGCATGCTGCGGGCTGACGTACCCGGTGCCCTCGGTGACCTTCACGAACGCGAACGCCAAGCCCGCGGTGGACGGTGTCGCGGACTGGTAGGAGGCCCAGTCCTGGCCCTGGCAGCCGGTCACGACGCCTCCTCGTAAGTCGCCTCGAAGATGTCGGGCTTACAGGGGTAGAACTCGCCCTGCACGCCTCGGATGATCCAGTCGTCGAAGTCGGCCAGCATGACGCCTTCGAGAGTGCCGATCGCCAGTTTGATGGGTGCGCCAAGCGGAACGTCGTCTGTATGGATGCGCGCCGATGTGCCGATCCATCGCTTGATGTCTTCGATGGTCCCCGGGGTGAGCTGGCGGGCTTCGATCTCGACGGGACGCTTGCGGTAGCGGCCCATCACAGCCCCTTCGCGGCGCGCCACGTGTCGAACGCGGCGGCGAGAGCCTTGTCGGCGTCCGCCGGGACCGGGACGGGGGTCGGCGTCGGGGTGGGGGCCGGCTGCGGCGGGACGACGGCGGGGAACGCCTTGCCGGTGATGGCGGTGTAGTCGGCGGCGAACTGGGTGAGGTTGATGCCGTCCTGGAACGCCTTGGTGCCGAGGTGCTCGGGCCAGATGACCACCCACGCTTCCTCGACCTCGTGGGTCCAGAACGCGTCGGTGAAGCTGGTCTCCTCGGCCCAGGTGATGAAGCGTTCGTCGCCGCCGAGCGCGCCCTTTCCGGCCGGGCCGTAGCCGCCGGTGAGGACGGAGTGGCCGCCGTCGACCTGGGAGCCGCGCACGTAGTCCCACGGCTGCCCGTTGCTGAACTCGGCCTGGTTGGCGTCCAGGACGGTGATGCCGGTCCACACGCTGCCGAAGATGCTGATAGCGGCCTGCACCTCGGCCGCATTGGTGTGGTCGACCTGCGCGAACCCGAGGGCCTTCACACCGTCGGGGCCGCCGTGGCTGACGAGGTACTCCAGGGCGGTCTGGATGTCCATACCGTCGTCCTGGGCGGGGAACTTGGGGTTCTGCGTCTTGTAGAACGCGATGACCTCGTCCATCGACGGGTACGTCTCCGTCGTCAGCGCCGCGGTGACCAGGCGCCGCAGGTTGGCCCAGGTGACCGCGACGCAGTCGCCGTACTGGTCGTTGCCGAGCATCTGCCAGCCGCCCTTGAGGCGGGCGAGCTGGTCGACGGCGGTCGGGTGCGCGGGGACGACGCCGGTCAGGGAGTTGCTGAGCTGGATCGCCGCGGCGCGCTTCGGGGCGCGGCGGCCGTAACGGCGAGCGTGGTTCGACATGGTGCTCCTGGGCATGCGGGAGCCCCCGGCCGGACGGCACGGGGGCGGAAGGGGTGGGGTGGGTCAGGCGGAGATGCGCCAGAGGTTCATGGTGCTGACGAGCGCGTTGGTCGTGGATGTGCTCTGGCTGCCCCCGGAGTTCTGCCAGAACGCGATCTCGACGTAGTCGCCGACGTTCATCTGGACGAGGGTGGCGGTAAAGACGCCGGTCCCGTTGAGCGGAGAGGGAGCGGCTTGTACGGCTGAGCCTGTGACTCCGCCGCCATTGAGGAAGATCTGGATGGTGCGGGTGCCGGTCGTGCTGCCGGTTGTCGGCCCGATGCAGCAGTAGCCGCTGACGTAGTACAGCCCGGCGGTTTGGGCGGTGTAGCGGCTCGTATTGGTGACGGTTGAGTGCCCGCCGTCGGTGTCGATGATCTCGGTGTCGAGGGTGAGGGTGGTGGAGGACGTGCCGTTGGCGATGCTCTGTGCCGTCGAGCTGTACGCCTTGAACCGCACGGGGTTGAGCAGGTAGTTGAGGCCGCCGAACACGTTGGCGTTCCACAGGGCGCTGGTGTTGAAGTTGCCAGGGGCCTCGGTGGGGATGACGGGGATGGTGGCCACGCGGCCCCCCTTTCAGTACGCGAACACGGTGCTGTCGAAGGCCGAACTGGCGTCGTAGGTGGTGGGGTCGGTGACGCCGGCTGGCAGGGGTTCGCAGAGGATTTCGCCCGCTGCGTGGCTGTAGGTGGTGCCGACGCCGCCCGCGAGGGTGATGACGGCGGACGTCCAGCCGGGGCTCGTGGCGCCAACGGCGAAGACCGTGACCGTCTCGGCGTTGGCGGTGTTCAGGCCAAGGACGAGCTGCTGGCCGGGGCCGAGCTGTGTGGCGAGTGGGTTGGTGGTGTCGGCGCTGGCGTTGACGGTGATGGTGATGGCCCCGGCGGTGACGGCGGTCTTGAGGGTGGTGTGCCAGGCAGCGAAAACCGCGTAGGGGTTGAGGTCGGCGGGGCTGCACTGGAGGGTGACGGTGGCCTCGCCGGTGTCGTCCAGGCTCCACTGGATGTTTTCGATGAAGCACTCGACCTGGATGGGCGTCACGCCGGGCGGCCGGCGCATGACGCGCACCCGGGTGCCGAGTTCGAGGCTGAGGCAGACGGGCCACATGCCGGGGTTCGCCGACGGGTGCAGCGTGAGCGTGGACACGCGGGTCGCGGGCTGCTTGTAGCGGCTCAGCAGGTAGTTCGCGGCGTCCTGGCACTCGAACGGGTCGCTGGAGTTGACGGTGCGGGTCAGGGTGCGCGGGAAGTACGCGCTGATCGACGTCTGGTCCTGCGCGGTGAACGTCTGGCTGGTCGAGTCCTGGGTGACGGTGACGACGTTGCCGAGGTGTGTGGAGTCGTAATCCAGCTCGCAGTCCTCGTAGGGCCATTCCCCGAGGTCGGCCCGCTCCCCGAACGTGTACGCGGGCGTGAAGGCGTTGTAGCGGGCCGAGCGGGACTTGAACGTCATGGTGCCCGCGCGGTCGGCGTAGTGCGCGCCGCCCTCGGTGTCCACGACGGCCTGGAGCGCGGTCAGAGCGTCCTGACTGTCGAACGCGGCCGGGCCCATGGACGTAGTCAGGCCGGTCTGGATCGAGGACGGACCGATGTAGCCGCCGTAGCGCAGGATGCGGGCGTAGCGGGCATCCGTGCTCTCGCCAGCACAGGAAGAGCGCCATGCACTGTAAAGCTGCGCGACCGCCGTACTGCTGAGCAGCCCGGATACTTCGGAAATATAGGAGATGTTCCCTGCGAAATTGTCGGCGCAGAATTTGGCGATGGAATCGTAATACGCACCAATGGAATCCGATACCAGACCGGTCGGAGCGATCGGAGCCGTGACGGGATTGTAGAAGATTCCGGCGCCGTCGACCCACGCATCAACCTCTTGTGCGGATGCGTCGTAGCCGAATATGGCCAGGTGCCAGTTACCGTCTGCGACATTCGTGGTCGGGAAGGCGTATGTGGCGCCAATCCCTGGCCCGAAAATATCCACCTTCAGGTGATTGCTCGGGTCGATGTAAAGGTATAGGCGGGAGCCTGTCGGGAATCCGCCGCTGTGGTTCCTGTCAGTACTGGCCCACAGTCCGGCGCTGTTGGTGATCGAGCCGCCCGTCCAGCGGAATGCGATCATGCGTGACCATCGAGCAGGGTTTACCGGTCCGGTGATCCCGGCGGACGCGAGGTTGAGGAATGTCGCCGGATAGGCTCCGTCTTTCCCTGGGGTCGGGTTTGCGACTGCCGCCACCGTTCCGCTGCCGCCCGTATAGACGCCGTTAGTGAGGTCGGTTGCCGTAATGCTCGCGCCGACCGTGAACGATCCTGGCCCGTATTTCGATGTGCCGAGTGATGCTACGGGATGGTTGCCCGTGGCGTCCGCGAATGACTGGGAGCCCTCGGGGTCGTCCAGTTTGTAGAGATACAGGGGCGCGTTCGAGTTGATCTCATGCGTCAGCGGGTCATCGAGTGTGGTCTGCGACAGCAGGGCGAGCGCGTCGGTGACGGTGGGCTGGATGACGCCGTAGGTGCCGCCCATCTGCCACTGTGAGGGCCAGCGCTCAACGAAGCCGCCGAACATCGGGTACCAGACGCCGGGGCACGTCCAGGCGCTGGGCGCACCCGCGCGTTCTAGCTGCCATCCGTCGACCTGCACCGAGAAGGCCGCGGCGATGGTGGCGGAGGTCCGCAGGCCCACATACATGATCGCCGCTGTGGCTGTCGCGGTCGCGGTGACGCTGACGGTCGTCCATCCGGCCGTCGTCGAGCCCGTCAGGGTCGCGGGGGTGCCCCCGGTGACCGTGCCGACATTCCCGGTAGTGGCGAACGACAGGTATGCCTCAACCTGCGGGCTGGTGCTCGGCGTGATGTTCCGGATGCGCATCTGCATCGTGTAGGTGACGCCGGGCTCGACTCCTGCCTGCGGCGTGAAGGCGACCGCGATGTGCGATGCGATGCCATTCGGCACCTGGAACTGCATGGCGGTGGCGCCCTGCCACGCTGCTGCGGTGGATACGAACGATCCGCCCGCACCATCGGTGCCGCTGAAGATAGAGGGCCCGCCGTTGCCCGTGTTGATCGCCCCGAGGGGCTGACCGCCGAGGTCTCCGCCGGTGGCCTGTACCTGCGTCAGCAGGTTCCGGGTCGGCGGCCACTGTGCGCGCTTCCGCCAGGGCTGGAACGGCAGGATGTGCCCGGCCCACGGCCCTGAGGCGTTCGCGGGGTCGAGTGCGGCGTCCGGGTTCGCCAGGGTCGCGTTGTACTCGCCGGCCCGTACCTCGTCGAGTTCGTACTGGCGCCCCCGGGTGATGCCCAGGGTGCCTTGCGTGCGCCGGGACACGTCCACGTACCGGTCGAGGGGCACGTCGCCGCCGTTGACGTTCCAGTACGGGGCCCACTCGTCGCGGACGTCCGGCCAGTTGGGGTTGGCGACGCCACCGGCCGCCGTGTTGACATGCTGGATCGTCCCGGAGTTCCCGGCGACCTCGGTGACGAGCGCGCCCGTCTGGAACGCGAACGTCGCGCCGGTCGCCGACCACGAGTACGCCGTCGATGTGAGCACCGTCCAGTTGAGGCCGTCCGGGGAGGCGTCAGCGAAGAACGTTCCGCCCGCCTCCCGCAGACGCCACCACCGGTGCGCGTGCGGGTCATACGTGGGCAGCGTCGTCGTGACCGTCGTCCCGGCGGTCTGGAGCGTGAGCTTGAAGACGCCGCTGTCGACGCGCATCGCCACCGAGTTGCTGGCGTCGAGCGTCAGCTTGAACGTCGTCCGGGTTCCGCCGTTGCCGACCGGTACCACACCGATCTGCGCCGCGATCTGCGACGACGTGGCGTCGAAAACGCTGTTCGACCCGAACGTGTTGACCGCGCCGTTCGTCGCCGGCGACGCCAGCACCACCAGGTCGTTGACCGCGTCGAGCGTTGCCGCGCCGCCCGTGATCGCACTCCACAGGCCCGTGTTGATCGAGGACGCCGTGAACGCGTCGGTCAGCGTTGCGAGTTTCGGGTTCGGCACGTCCGCCCCCTACCGCTTGTAGCCGGGATAGGTGGACGGGTTGCGCATGCCGAGGCGCAGCATCCCCTGCTGAATCGTGTCGATCAGCTTGCGGTCGCTGGTCACGTTGCCTTCGACGGTGATGTAGACGTTGTTGATGACCGTCGTGCCGCCGCCGGCGCCCGCCAGGGCCATGCCGCCCGCGCCGATGGCGCCGGCTCCGGTGACGGCCCCGGCGAGGTTGCTGACGGCGGTGGTGGCGTGGTGGGTGGCGGAGGCGATGCCCTGCGCGAGGCCCTGCGGGATGAACTGGCCGAGAGCGGCGAACACCTGGCTGGGCGAATGGATGCCCAGGGCCTTCTTGATCGCGGCCTGCATGGATTTGGCGATGCGCAGCATCTGCGCGTCGATCGCCTTCTCCTGCGACTTGAGGCCCTTGACCAGGCCCTGGGCGCTCTTGATCCCGGCCCCGTACATGCTGTCGGCGACGGCGCTGCCGGTGGAGTTCGCGGCGCCCTGGAGGCTGGCCTGCATACTGTTCATCTGCTGGATCTGCGACTTGGACCCCGCCGACAGGGCGAGTGCCGTCGCGCCCGCCTGGTCCACGCCCGCCGACGCGAGCTGCGAGATGAGCCCCGAGTTGAGCCCCTTCTTGCGGAGCTGGTTCAGCTCCGACGCGAACTGGGAGTTGGCCTGCACCTGGGCGCGCATGTTCGCCAGCACGTCGCTGGTGTTGACGGCGCGGCCCTCATCCGGGCTGGCCGTGATGATGCTGGCGCCCTGCATGATCCCCGAGGCGACCGAGCTCCGCTCGCTGGCCCACGACTTCTGGGCCGCCGCGAGGGACTTCTGCGCGGCCTTCAGGCGGCTGGCGACACTGTCGCGGCGCGACGCCAGCGACATGAGTTCCGAGTTGTCCTTCGCCACCCCGCGCTGCAACGCCTTGTGGCTGCTGCCGAAGTCCACGTACAGCGACCGCGCGAGGTGCTCCGTGGCCGCCCGCACCCGCGCCGTACTGCCCGTCAGGCCCGACACCAGGCCGTCGATGACGTAGCCGCCGAGCTGCGCGAACTTCCGGGACGGTGAGGCGATTCCGAGCTCGGCGGAGAAGGAACTGACAGTGGCCTGCGCCACGGCGGCCGCCGAGTCCTTGACGCTGGCGAAGCGGGACTGCATGCCGTTGACCAGACCGTCAATGATCATCTGCCCGGCGCCGGTCAGCAGCACCCGGTCCTTGGCGGGCGGCCCCTTCCAGCTCGTCAGCTTCGACGTCAGGCTGCCGAGCGTTGACTTGACGTTCCCGGCCATCGACTCGATGCCGCCGATGAAACCGGTGATCAGGTTCGTTCCGGCGTTCCATAGCAGAGTGCTCAAATCCCCCAGCGCGCTGACCAATTGCGCCGGGAGTCCGTCCAGCCACTTGATGATGTCCCCGGCCTTCGTGGCTGCTGCGGACTTGGCCTTGCCGAAGGCGTTCGACGCCCACGTGTACAGCCGGCCACCCAGGGAGGCCAGGGCAGTAAGGATCTTCCCCGGCAGCCCGGTGACCCACGTGACGAGCTTTTTGGCGGTGCCGACGACGGCCCGGTAAGCCGTTTCGAAAGCGCCGCTGATCTGCTTCCAGTGGCGGGTGATCACGAGGACCGCGATCCCGATCGGGCCGGTCAGGATGCCCAGCAGCAGCGGCCAGTGGCCCCGCACGAACCCGACGACAGTGTTGACGGCGTCCGTGATGTGCCCGAACACCGACTTCAGGAATCCCCAGGCCGCGCCTGCGGCGGTCTGGATGGCGCTCCACGTCACTTTCCACGCGGTCTGGAACCAGGTGGTCTTGGTGGCGATCATCACGATCACGGCGATGAGCGCGGCGAGCCCGATGATGATCAGCGTGACCGGGTTGGCGTCCATGACGGCGTTGAGGGCCGCCTGCGCGGCGGCCCACGCCTTCGTAGCGACCTCGATGCCCTTCGTCACCGCCGTCGTACTGAGCATCATCGCCTTGTAGATGACCAGGGCGAGGACGACCGTCTGGATCACCGTCTGGTGGTGGTCGAGGAATCCCGTCACCGCCACCAGGGCCGGCCCCACCACCGTGGCGAGGACCGCGCCGACGGCCTTCAGTGCCCCCAGGAGCAGACCGGCCAGCATCGCGTATGCCGGAGCCTGGGCACTTTGCAGGTTCACCCACGCCTTGACCGCTTCCGAGGCGAACTTCGTGAAGTCCTGGGCGACGCCGCGGATGGCCTGCCCGGCTTTCTGCCAGCCCGTCAGGGACGGGGGCGGGGCGATCATGCCGCCGTGCTGCTGGCCTCCGGATGCCGTCTGGCCCCCGGCCGCCGTCACCGTGCGGCCTGTCTTCGCCTGCTTCCCCGCCGACCCCGAGAAGCCCGACGCGATCCCCGAGAACGCCGCGCTGATCGATTTGGCGACGGGCGCGCCGCGCTTCTCCAGAAGGTCGAGGAATTTGCTGACCTGCGGTACCAGGACGTCGCCCAGGCGGATTCCGAGGTTCTCCGCACCCGCCTTGATCTGGTCGAACTGGTACTTCAGGGTCTTGGTGGTCTTCTCCCAGGCGGCGTCGAAGTTCTTCATGTTCGACGCCTTCTGGATGTCCCCGAACTTGCCCTTCAGGCCGTCCAGGTTCTGCATCAGCGACATGATCGCCTTGTCACTGCGCCCGCCACCGAAGATCTTGCTGAGGACGCTGTCGGCCTCGGTGCCGGACACTCCGGCCTTCTCCAGGCTGCCCTTCAGGTCGTTCAGTGCGACGTAGAGGCCGTCGGGCTTCTTCAGGTCCGCCGCCAGGCGGTTCTGGGTGATGCCCGAGTCCTCCATCGCCTTCTTCATGGCGGCGCTCGACGACGACACGTCAGTGGAGGCCGCGCCCATCGCGGTCAGCATCTTCGTGGCCTTCGCCGACGGCGTGGTCATCATCGAGATGCCCATCGTCATGCGAGTCGCGGCCACCTCCGCGGAGTTGCCGCGGTCCGTCAGGTACGCCAGGCCGGCGCCCATCGAGTTGATGGAGATGCCCATCTGCGCGGCCGTCGGCGCCCAGTTCTTCACGCTGGCGTTGAAGTCCTGGAAGCGCATGTCGCCCTGGCCGACGATGGCGTTGAGGTCCGCCATCGTCGGACCGGCGTTCGCGGCGGACAGGTTGAACGCCTTCATCACCGACGACAGCGAGTACGTGGTGTCGTCCAGCGACGCGCCGGAGATCTGCGCTTCCTCCGCGGCGTACTTCACCGCGGCCAGCGACGTCTTCAGCGACAGGCCCGCCGACACCGGGTGGTACAGCGCCTCCGCCATCTTCGTGCCGGACTCGCCGACGCTCGTCGCGGTCTTCAGCACCTCGCCGCGCATCGCCTGCACCTGCGCGATCGGCGCACCCGCCGCAGTGGACAGGCGCGTCATCTGCGTCTGGAACGTGCTGCTCAGGACGACAGCGGCGATGCCGACCCCGGCGAGGCCGAGCGTCCCCCACTTCTTGACCTTGTCGAAGATGGGGCCGAGGCCCAGGAGCTTCATGCCGAGGCTCTCGCTCTGCGCGCCGGCCCGCGCCATGCCCGCGCCGGCGGCCGCGGACTGCGTGCTGGTGGCCCGCAGGCCGGTGGCGGTCGCCCGCGCTTCGGTGCCGAGTCCTGCGATGCCGGTCCCGGTGGTTGTCACCGACGTGCCGACAGCCGTGGCCATGCGCTCGGCGGACGCCGCCATGGAGTTCATGCCGGCGTCCACTGCTACGGCGGCCTTGCCACTGGACCTGGCCACCGCGTTGTTGGCGCGCGAGAAGCCCTGCATCTCCTTCTTCGCGGCGGCGGCCGATTCGGCGATGGCGGCCAGGGGTGCGGCCCCGGCTTCGATCTTGGCGAAAGCCGCCTCGGCCGCAGTCCCGGCGGCTTTCGCTGCGGTGGCGAACCGGTCGAGGCTGCTGACGGCCTTGGTGAGGGTTTTCAGGAAGCCGTCGGCGTTGCCGCCGAGTTCGGCGACGACGGGCGGGAGGAACGAGTCGGACACGGCGTCGCCCTCCCGTCAGGTGAGTGGACGGGAGGGGTCAGCCGGTGATGGCGCGCGCCCACGTGCGGGTGAAGACCCCCAGGAACTCGGGGTCGTGCGCGAGTTCTTCGATCGCCGGGCGGAAGTACGGCCGCGCGGGCAGGGTCGTGGCGTGCCCGCGGCCGGTGACGCCGCCGAGTTCCTGGATGCGCGCGTAGGGCATCGTCGGGCCGAGCAGCATCATCCAGGCCGCAGAGCCCGCCGGGGTCGGGCCGAGCACCTCGAACGAGGACCGCAGCCGCCCGGTGATGAGCGCCGGCGGTTCCCCGGGCGGCGAGGGGGTGGGTGTGCCGCGCTGGTGGGAGTAGCGGGACAGGTTCGAGCGGGCCTTGCCCTCCAGGAGGGCGGTCGCCTGCTCAACAGCCAGTGGGGTCGCGGCTTCGACCCGTGCCGCCATGGCAGTGAGGGCGGCCTTGAGTTCCTCAATGCCGGTCACGGCGAACACCACGGCCCACCCCCGGGGTCATCGGCGGGCGTCACGCTCTGCTTTCTGCCGCGAGCGCTCCATGTCCGCCTCAGCCGCTTCGGCGTAGGCGCGGGCGATGTGCGGCAGTTGCTCGATGAGCCACCACGGCTGGTCGTCCACCACCGTCGGCGGCCACTTGTACTTCTCGGCGAACCAGCCGTAGGGGAACGCGGCGGCTTCGAGGGGTGTTACGGGGTGGTCTCCGGGGATTGGCCTACCGTCGAGGGCTGCGACGAGCCGTCGGTAGGCGGAGTAGGGGACGCCGGGTCGGCTACCGCCTTCGCCTGCTCCTCCGGCGATGCGTCCTCAATGCCCGGGCTTCCCGGAAAGAGCAACTCCCGGGCGGGCTCGATGAGTTCGGTGAGCTTGTCGTAGTCGGGGATCTCCAGCATGTCCAGGACGGCGGGGTCCTGCGACGGCAGCGGCAGCGGACTGGGCAACTGCCAGTTGGTGACGAGCATGGCGATGAGGCCGTCGCTCATGTCGATGCCTGCGGCCATCTTGGTGTCGGTGTCGGTGATGGAGCGCAGGACGCGCTTCTTGTCGCCGGACTTGAGTTCGCGGGGGTCTCGGAGTTCGACCCAGGCGCCCGGCGAGGCCAGGGCATGCCGTTCGGACATGGGGGTGCCTTTCGTGGAAGGGAGGGTGCTGCCCCGGGGCCCTTCCACCCCGGGGCAGCAGTCAGGGGGGTGGATCAGTACGTGCCGGGGGGGACGTTGCAGGTCACGGAGATCCGGATCGGGGACTGTCCGCCGGAACCGCCCGCGTTGGTGGTGTTGAACACGGGCTCGAACGACGTCTGGTAGCCGACGGCGGTCTTCGAGGTGTCGGGGTCGGAGGCGACGAACGCGCACTGCTGCATGTCGACCGTGACCGAGAGCAGGTTGGCGCCGGACAGGCCGTTGGAGGTGATGACCTGCACCTGCGGCTGCGTGTTGTTGAGCATGTAGAGCAGCGCCGATTCGTCGCTGACCGCGCTGAAGTTCAGCTTGCCGGTGGCGTTGAACTGGCCGCGCTGGATGATGTACGGCGTCTGCACACCGGTCGCCGTGTAGATCGGGACGGCCTCACGCACGAGGTTGATCTCGCCGTCGGTGACGGTGGGCACGAGGGTGCCGCCGGAGGCGGGGCCGCCGATGCCGATCGTGGTCTGCCACGACGCGATCGGCTTGATCGCGGTGCCGTTCGCGGTCGGCGTGGACGCGGCTGGGACTGACGGCCATGACACGCCCTTGCCGTCCCATGTCAGCAGCTCCGACTCGACGTTGAACTTCAGGTCGAGAGCGGTCAGGCAGAACCCCGGGTAGGCGCGGGCGCCCACGGTCGCAGTCGGGCCCAGGTAGTGGGTGAGGGTGTGCCCGATGGGCTGACCGCCGCCGGAGTTGAGCAGCGACCACGCGTAGGTGTACGGGCCCATCACGGGGGTGACGGCCTGCGCGGAGGCGTGCCCGAACGCGAGGCCCGTCGCCGGGGTCGTGATGGGGATCGTGTACGGGCCCGCGCCCGACGGGGTGCCCGTTGTGACGACCTCCGCCGTCGCGCCCGTGCCGATCTGCACCAGAGTGGCCGCGGGGATCGACGCCACCGTGACGATGCTCGTCGCACCCGCCACGGCCGCCGACGACAGGGTGGTCGCGCCCGAGCCGGTCGGCGTCCCCGCTGTGGCGACGTCGCCGAGGATGTTGCGGAAAAAGAAACCCATCGCGTCGGCGAACAGCGGGCCACCGAGGTCGACTTCGGCGTGTTTGACGCCCGCGACCTGGTTGAAGGAGTTGGTGCCCATGGAGCCGCGCCACGCCTGGTCCTTCAGGAAGGTCGGCTTGTCGGAGGGCGTCAGGGAGTCGATGAGCTGCGTGAACACCGGGACCACCGCGGTCCCGAGGACCGTCTCGTTGGCGATGCCCAGGAATTGCTTCGCCGGTGCGAACGTGGCGGGCGTCGGCATGTCACACCTCCGGCGTGGTCATGGGCGCGGCGTTGTCCGCGATCTGGTTGGGCTTCTTGCGGGTGGGCGTCCAGCGGCCGTCGGCCGGCGCACCGTCGGGCCAGTCGAAGACCGTCGCCGGGCTCGGCGGCACGGCGGGCGCGTCTTTCGTGGCGGGCTGGCCCGGGTCGGCGGGGCGGGCGGTCAGCGGCAGCCCGTAGACGGTGGCGAAAGGGGCCACGTACTCGTACACGCCGGGGTCGAGGCGCCCGGTGGGCGGCGCTTCAGGCTCCGGGGACGACGAAGCCCCCGCGGGTTCGGCGGGGGCTTCGGGGACTGGGGCGGCGGTCGGTTCGGACGGCGGCGCGCCCTTGGGTTCAGCAGGCATGACGGCTCCCGGGAGAGAGGGGTGAGAAAGGGCGGCGCACGGCGCCTACACCTGCGGCAGCAGCTCGCAGGCGGAAAAGGACAGGAGCAGGAAGCCCTTGGTGACCTCGGCTTTGGTCTCCGGCTGCCCGTAGCGGAAAGTGATCGTGTTGGAGCCGTTCGTCATGTGCTCGCCCGCCTGGAAAACGGCGCCGCCCAGGGTCCGGTCGCGGTGCAGCCAGTCCACGAGGGCGTCCTTGAGGGCGTAGGCGTCGTCCTGCGCGTCCTCGGCATGGGGGGTGTTGGAGCGGATGAAGCACGCCAGCTCAACGCTGAAGTTCTGCTGTTTCCAGCCGCCGTGCGCACCGCCGAGGGCGATCCGGAACTCGCTGCCGCCGTAGATGGTGGCGACGATCTGGCAGCCCGTGCGCGTGCCTGCGCCCATGCCCCGGAAATAGTCGGCGTGGTCGTCGCGCTTGGCGAACGCCCTGCGCACCACGCCCACTCCGGCCACGGGCGAGGACCGGTACGTGCGGGTGTCCGGGTCGTAGGGGCCGCCGAAGTAGCAGCAGATGCCGTCGAGAGCCGTCGTGACGCTCATCGGACCCTCGCGTAGCGGGTCAGAATCCGCTCGGCCTCCAGGACCAGGCCGGAGCCGTCACGCCGCGGGTCGTGCTGGCGGGTGCCCGACGACAACTGAGTGTCCGGGTAGGAGTCCTCGACTGCGGTGTCGGGGCGCATCAACTGCGAGACGGCGTAGTTGATGATGGATAGGCGCATGTCGGCTGGCATGCCCGACCAGCCGGTCCCTGACGTGTGCGCAGCGGCGGTCGGAGCGGCCAGCGGAATCGACGTGACCGCCGGCGGGACAATGACCGCGGGTGGCACATACGAGGCGTCGACCGTCACGGCCTCCTCTGCGCCCGGCTCCCACAGTCGGTACGCCGCCCCCGGCAGGATTCCCGTCGGGTCCCGTACCGTCAACGACGTGGCACCCAGCACCGCATCCGCAGCCAGGATGGTGGGTACCCATCCCGCCAGGTAGGACCAGTCCACATACACCGTCCGGGCGGCTCCGCCGACAGGCAGAAGGGTGAGGTACTCGTTCTCAGTCCAGGCTGCCGACAGGTTCGAGGCCGGCCCGAGCCGGGCGGGTGACGAGCCGTAGGACAGCGACGTGATCGCAAGTACCGGGCTGTCGGTCGGGGTGAGTTGCAGGTTGCCCTCGCTGTTCACCCGGTACCGCTTCCTCAGCGAGACCAGGTGCGCGCCGAGCTGCTGGTCGCACATCCGGTCGGCCCAGGCGGAGGCCATGAGCAGGATGTTCGTCAGCTCGGCCACCTGCTCGGCCGGGTCGGAGATGCCTGACCGCAGGTCGTCCAGATCGAGGTAGGTGGGGTGGGCTGCGAACTCTGCCGCGGTCACGTAGGGAGCGGTGAGCACGTGGTCGCCCCCGGGTCAGTCGGTTCGGTCGGCGGGCTTCGCCCGGGGCGTCCGCTTGGGCGCGGGCTTCTCGGCGACCGCTTTTGCCTCGCTGGCGTCAACGAGTCGGCGCATCAGATCGAGCATCACGCCTGGGTCCTCGCTGCGCTTGCGCTCTTCGGCGATGAGGCGCTGCTGCTTCTCGGCTTCGCTCTCCCACAAGGGGGAACCGTTCACGTGGAAACGGTGAAGGCGGTCCGACAACTCCTCGGGGAAGTCGAAGCCGCCCTCCTCGCTGGCATCGAAGTGGCCGTGGTCGGGGTCGTCGAGCGCGGTCGCGCCCGTGCGTGTGTACAGGCGCATGTCTGCTCTCCTGTGATCGAGTGGAAGGGGGCGGGCACGCCGAAGGCCGGGAGCGGAGATGCTCTCGGCCTTCGGGCGGACGGTTAGTCGGCGGCGTGGCCCCATTCAAACAAGGGCCCACGCCGACTGTGGTCGGCGTCTGGCGGATTGCGAAATCCGCCCAGGTCAGCCAACGTTCGAGAGCACAGCCATGCTGACCGGAGCGCGGTTGACGAACGCGCCGAGGCTCTCGATTTCGAAGTCGACCCTCGGACCCCCGCCCGCCTGGCCCGGCAGGCGCGAGCTGGCGTAGTCGTAGCGGTAGGTGTCGCGCAGCGCCCGGTACTCCAGGACGTTGGAGATGTTGGCCTGCGGGAACGGGACCCGGTCGGTGCGGGCGATGATCGTGCCCGGCGGAACCGACGGGTGGACCTCGATCGGCACCTCGATGCCGCCGGCGGGGGCGTTGATGACGCTGCCGACCCGACCGCCGGCGGTGACGTTGAGCCGGCCGTTGGCGTCGGTGTTGAGGAATGTGGTGGCACCGGTGGACCCGAGGATCAGGGTCGCGGTCTCCTGTGCCTGCGAGGCGTTCATCATCAGCGCGGTCGGGGAGCACTTGACCTGGTTCCACAGCGGGAGGAACAGGTACTGGTTGAACTCGTTGACGCTGCCGCCGCCCAGGGTCAGCGCCGCGCCGTCGAGCGAGGAGAACGTTGCCGGGTTGGCGTTGGCGGTCCCGGACTGCACCCACTGCCCCGTGCTGGAGTAGTCGCCGGACAGGGTCGCAAGGAGCCCGTCGTACTGGTTGGGATCGCCGGAGCCGTTGTCTGTGGCGCCATTGTAGGTCGGGACCGCGTTCGCGGTGCCCTTCCAGTTGGCCGAGAGGTCCGGAACCGCAACGCCGGACGGCATGGCCTGGTCCGCGCCGATGACCTTGTTCATGGTCACGGAGTTCACGGTGGTGGTCGTGTAGTAGTACCAGGTGGTGCCGTTCGCGGACTGGAACCAGTCGTAGGCGACGGCTCCGCGCAGGGCCGAGATGGTCGCCGAGACGGTGTTGGTTGCGGTGCCTGAGCCGGACGCGCCGCTGGCGCTGGCGCCGCGGGAGTTGCCGGTGCCGTAGTAGTAGCCGGTGCCGGTCCGCCCGGCGACGCCGACGTACACGGTGGTGGACGCTGCGATGGTGCCGCCGGTGGTGTGCTGTGTCAGCGTCGGGGCGGTCGGCTGGGCCAGGGGGAAGGACTGGGCGCCGACGAGAGCCCGGTCGTCGCCGATCATGACCTGGTTGAGGGTCTGGAACGTGGCGACGGCGTTTGCGTCGGAGTAGCCCTTGGAGAAGTCCTGCGCGTCCAGGGTGACGGTGCCGCCCATGCCGGAGCGCATGTACTTCGCCTGGAAGTCCTGCTCGGCGACCTTGCTGACGTTCGCGGCGAAGTCCAGGCCCATGAAGGGGCTGGGCTGGGCGCTGGTGTTGTTGAGGATCGCGCGCCACACGGCGTAGGGGTTGCCGTCGGCGGCCACCACGCGGGGGATCATGTCGCGGGCGGGGGTGACGACCGGGACGAGTTGGACGAGCGGCCCCAGGTCGTAGGAGTACAGGCCGGTCGCGGTGGTGATGCCGTTGGTGGAAGCCTTGGCGATGGCCGCCAGGGTGGCTTCCGTCATTTCCTGCTGGGTGTTCATGAGCACCTGGTTTCGGGTACGCAAAAGCCCCCGCCGGCTTGGCCGAGGGGGCTTTGAGGTGGGTGGGGCGCTGGGGCTAGCTGCGCTGCTGGAGTTGGTCGAACGCGAAGCGGGCCTGCTCCTGCATTGCGGCGGCGATGTCGCGCTGCTCGACGGCGTCGGTCGAGGCCATGAGGCTCTTCTTGAGGTCCTGGGCCTTGGTGACGTCGATGGTCTGGGCGCCGTAGTTCTGGCCGCGCAGCATTCCGCTGGGCGGGGTGGCGCCGTTGGTGAGGACCTTCGGCATGGCGGGCTGCTCTTCCAGCGCCTTGACCAGGCCCTTCAGCTCTTCGACGTCCTTCGCCATCCGAGCGATGTCATCGGCTTGCTTGGCGATGACCTGCTCCTGTGTGGCGCTGTAGGCGTCGAGCGCTGCTGCGGCCTCGCTCTTGGCGATGCTCTTGAGCACGTCGTGCGTGGTGTCGGTCTGCTTGGCGATGCCGCCGTCGTCGGGTACGGCGTCGGCGGGGATTCCGACCTCGGCGGCCGGGGCCGGGGTGAGGTCGGTGGCTTCGGGGGCGGCGGGAGTCTCGTCCGCCGGGTCGGGCTCGGGCTCGGCGTCGGCAATCGTGACGATGTCGCCAGGGTCGACGATGCCGACGAGCTTGCCGGCCTTGTCGTAGACGGCGACCTGGGGGACCTTCTCGGCGTCCGCCTTGGCGACGGGCTCTTCGGTCTCCGGGACGGCCTCGGCGATGGGGGCTTCGGGCATGGCGGTCTCCTGCTTGGCGACCGTCTGGCCGTCGTCGGTGGTCGTGGGGGCCTGCGGCAGGGAGGCGAGGACCTTCTGGAGTTCCTCGACCGCGCCGCGGATCGCAGCCTCGTTCGCGGTGGACAGGACGCGCCCGGCCTTGGCGACGTAG